TGGGGGTAGAGGTAAAGTTGAAGATAAAAAAGGTAGTTTTATTACAGTAAAAGGTAAATCATATCATGAAAGTGATGTAGAAGTTATCAAAGGTAATAAATTAAATGAAGATGAAGTAACTAAAGTGGATAAATTAGCAGCTAAAATTGCTAAAGCTTTAAAAGACCCAAAAAACAAATCAGCTGAGGATCAAAATAATATCAAACAAGCTAGAAAAGCTATGAATGATGATAAAATTGAAACTGCTGAAAAAATAGCTAAACCTTATATTGATGAGGATGTAGTGCCTGGCTCTAATATTAGAAAGGATAGTAAAGGTAAATGGAGAGTTTTATCTGGTAAAACAGGTAAAATGTGGCCTCAAACTTATAATTCTAAAAAAGACGCTGAAGATGCTTTACAAGCTTATCATGCTAATAAATAAAAAATGACTAAAGACGAACTAAAAGAGAAGATTAAAGTACTTGTACAACAAGTATATAAGCCTAAAACATTAACGGCTCAGGACACAATCTCTTTAGACGCTCCTAAGTTTCCTGTATTACAAAAATTCCCTGAACTTAAAGATATTATTGTTAATTTATTAACAGACCAATATGAGATTTTTGTAACAGATATTCAGTGGGTCGCTCCTAAACCAACAACTTTTAGAATTATACTTGGAAATGGAGAACCTTTTATGTTAACTTATTCTCCAAGAAGTTGGGTAGCACAAATTGAAGGTAAAAAATATTACTTATTAAATTTAAGTGAAGAAGAATCAGCTACAGAAGCTATTGCTCGTGTTTTAGCTTATGGTATGACTGAAGAAAAAACAGAACCAGGAGCTGAAGGTGAAACAGCAGAAACACCTACCGAAGAACCAGCAGCAGAAGAAGATACAACAGCTGAAGCTTAATTATGAATATATCTAGAGAACATATTGCTTTTACTTTAGGTATTCCTATTCCTCTTAATGAATCTATTCAATTGAGTGAATCATTAAAATTAAAAATATTACAAGAACAATTATTATACGAATCTTTTTTAGATAGTATTAAAAACTATGCTTCTGAAAAATTTAATCAAGTAGTAACAACTATTAAAGATTGGAAAGACGCCGCTGCTGTTATAGGTAAGGTGTTATCTAATGGAGATTTACTAAATGATTTTTTAAAACCATTAGAAATAAGAGTAGTAGACTTAATTCAACCACTTACAGATTTTCTTAAAAAGAATAAACTTGATTCTTTCATTAAAACTATTACTAATTTTATAGATAAAATTAAATCTTTACAAGGTTGGAAAAAATTTATGGCTTTAGTTACAACAGGAAGTATAATAACTTATATCCTAGAAAAATTAAAATCATTAGCTCCTAATGCTGTTAAAGATTTTTTAACAAAATATTTCTCACCTACTTTTGTAGAAGATGTTTTAGGAAAATTAACAGATTTTCAATCATATTTAGGATTTTTACAACCTATTGTAAAAGGAGTTGAAATTATATTTAATTTTTTAAAACCATTAATAGAAGCATTTGCTGTCGCTCTTAAATCTGGAAAGAAATTAGCAACAAAATTAATAAAAGAAAACAAAATGAAAAAATCAGACTTAAAAAAATTAATTAAAGAACAAATATTAAACGAGTTAGAAACTGGGAAACCTGAAGTAGTTACTTTAAGTAAATATTTAGCCACAACTGGTAAAACTGCTTTAAGTAGTATAAATGATATCAATGAATTAGAATCTGTTTTAAACATGATTTTTGATGGTATGAATACTACTTTAAAATCTAGTTCTAAATTAACTCCACTTTTAAATAAACTTAAAACAAAATTCAAATAAAATGGATGCCCTAGATCTGTTTTTTAAAAAATACAGTTACAAATTTGATAAGGGATATCCTGATATCAGTAATCCTAAGGACAAAAGATTATTGTTTGAATTAATAGGAAATATTACTGGTGATAAAAATATTAATGAAGCTCAATCTGATTATGATCAAAGGATACGTAAAGCTTTAGGTTTACAAGAAAATGAATCAATTCCAACTTGTAAAACTTCTTTAACTTTAGGTACTGATTTTAATTTAGAAGGTGAAGATGAAGGCATTTGGTCTAAATTATATCCTATTTTACCATTAAAAAAAGATAGTGACATTCCAACAGCGGGAGCTGGTAAAGGAGAAATAGCTACTTATTGGGCTTTTGAATATAATGCTAAACCACACACTGTAACTGATTCAAGAAAAGGTGAAGACCCGGATTTAACTATTGATGGGTATGGATGTGAAATTAAATCATATGATACATCAAATATTACTTTAGGTAAATTTGCTAATGATAAAGAAAATGTAGCTTTATTAAATAAAGTATTTGGTATTTTAACATTATTTAGTGAGTTTGATGAAACAAAACAAATCACAATCAATCCAGGTAACTTTAAAGCTAGAGATATTGTTCCTGCTTTTTCTATTATGGCTAGTCTTGAAAAAAATAAAGCATTAAGAGATGTAGAAATGTTTAAACCTTTATATTCTCGTATTGATTCATTATATGCTAAATTAGGTTTATCATCTGATGCTACTGCTGAAGAAGGTGCTGCTAAACTTTTAAAAAGAATACTAAAAACTAAACTTCTTAAAAAACCAAGAATGGGTAAAGAAATAGGATTTATATTAAACGTAAGTGAAACAGGACAAGGTAAATTTTATACTATAAATGATGCTATAGTGGATGCTATAGATGATGAAAGAATATTAAATGGTGTTTATGTTTCTTCATCAGAGTTAGGAATGAATTTTCCTAAATTATTTAAGTAATATTTATAACTATGAATTTAAAACAGTTAATTAGGGAAACTTTAGAAAATAAGGATTGTTGTACAGCAACAAAGCCAACTAAAGCGCCTATATTAAACGAAAGTGTTGCTCCGCGAGAGATATTGTCTGAGGGATTAAAGTACCATATAGACAATAAAAAACCGCTTACTGAGCATGTATACCGCGCTGGTTCATCAAATTATTTTAATTTATGGGCTGAAGCGAGAACATTATACACTCGTGGTATTTTAGATTTTTCAGGTGATGATTTAGCTATATTAACCGAAACACATTTAGGTGAATTTGGTATTTATGAAGATAAAAAAGTTCCATTAGATTTCATAATGGAAGATATGGAACTAGAAGAAGAAAAAAAAGACCCACCAATTGGTAAACCAAAACGTGGTGGAGCTAAAAAGTTTTATGTTTATGTAAAAGATAAAGGTAAAATTAAAAAAGTATCCTTTGGTGATACTTCAGGCTTATCAGCTAAAATAAATAATTCAAAAGCAAGAGCTGCTTTTTCTAAAAGACATGATTGTCCTAACAAAAAAGATAGAACTAAAGCATCTTATTGGTCTTGTCGTTTACCTCGCTACGCTAAATTATTAGGATTAAAGTCAAACTTTTCAGGATTTTGGTAATGGAAGATAAATTAAAAAAACTTATTAAAGAAATAATTACTGAAAAAAAACTTTGTAAAAAAGGCGAAGCATATCGTCAAAGAAGAATGAAACCTAAATCTAAAGGAGGCGGAGGTGAAAAACATTCAGCTTATCTTTTAGGTAGAGCTATTAAGGTATGTAAGGGACAAATTGATGAAGAACAATTAAAAAAAGTAATTCAAGAAAGTCTTCGTGATTGGTTTAAGGAAAAATGGGTTCGTATAGATACACAAGGTAATATAACTGGTGATTGTGGTACTATGAAAAAAGGTAAAGCTACAACTCGTTGTTTACCCCAAGCAAAAGCTCAATCTTTATCCCAATCTGAAAGAAGATCAACAGTTGCTAAAAAAGTAGCTGGGGGTAAAAAAGGAAAACAATTTGTGAAAAATACTAAAAAAGCACAATAAGCCAAATGATTAAATTTCAAGATATATTAAACGAAGCAAAAAAAGTTAAAGAAACTTTTGAAGAGTTTGCTAAAACTAGAGGTGAAGGTGCTGCTAAAATAGCAGATACTGCTCAATCAAAAGGTGGTTTAGCTATGTTAACTTATAATCATTTTAAAGTTAAAGCTCCATACTATAAAAAAGCAACTGAAGGTAAATTTGATAAAGAAGCAGCTGAAAAAGAGTTTGAGCAAACCTTAGGAAAAATATCTCTTAATATGTCTCCTGTAGATTTTCAAAGAGAAGTTGGTCGTTTAGAGGTTTTAGGTGAACTTTTAATTAGAAATAAAAAATGATTAATTTATTAGATATACTAAGTGAGGCAGAGGTAGCCAAATGCCCTGCACCAACTCAAAATATTGAATTAAACCTTCAGAATAGACAGAAGGCAATTAATGAGTATGGATATGGTCCATTAAATCCTAATCAACCAAATAATAAATTCTGGCAGGCTAAAGCAGATATGTGGAAGCTTGACTCTGTAAAAGAAGCTAAAACATCTCGTTGTGGTAACTGTGCTGCTTTTGATGTTACAACTAAAACATTAGATTGTATAGCTAAAGGGATTGGTGATGATGAAGGTACTGAAGATCCATTTGATGTTATTGAAGCAGGCCAATTAGGATACTGCAGGTTTTTAAAATTTAAATGTGCTGCGGCTCGAACTTGTGATGCTTGGGTTGTAGGTGGTCCTATCACAGATGACAAAGCCGTATAAAGATTTAGAGGTTACAGACGAATACATTATTAGGGAATTTGATGAAAACATTGACCCTATAGAGCTAATGTGGCATCGTGATGATGAAGACAGAACAATTGAAATTATTGAACCCGGTGAAGGATGGAAATTCCAATTTGAAAATGAATTACCTTGGAATTTGGAACCTAACCTTTTGATATGTATATTAAGACATGAGTGGCACCGAGTTATAAAAGGCGAAGGAAAACTTGTAATTAAAATAAATAAAGACTGATTCATAGCCAGTCGCTCGCAAGAGTCTAATATATGGCAGCTGTGGCGCCCCTAAAAAGGTGCCATCTTTAATTTGGCTTTTAGTGTAAAGTATGATATATTAACAAATGAACATGAATAAGAAAATTGTAATTGTAGGAGCAGGTGTAGCAGGTGTTAATGCCGCTACTAAATTAGTTGACAATGGTTATCCAGGCAAAAACATTACTATCATTGACATGGGTAATGATCCTTACAACCGAAAACCAGAAGAAGTAATGACAGGTTTTCTAGGTGCTGGAGGATGGAGTGATGGTAAACTAACTTACCATACAGCAATTGGAGGTCAACTTTCAAAGTATGTTGGTGAAAAGAAAGCAATGGAATTAATGGATGAAGTTATTAATAACTTTAAACGTTTTCACCCTAAACCTGAAGAAGTACAATGTTCAAATCCAGTAGAAGAACCAGACTTTATTAAACCCTATTTTGGTCTTCGTTTATTTCCAGTATGGCATGTTGGTACTGATTATCTTCATGAAATTGGTAAGAATTGGTATGATTATTTAATGTCTAAAGGCGTTAAGTTTGTTTGGAATGAACGTGTGTTTAAAGTTGACTTTGAAACTAATTTAGTCTATGTAACTGTTAAAGGCAAAGAAGGACAATACGCTATTGAATATAATGAATTGATTTTTGGAGTAGGTAAATCAGGTATTGACTTTGCTCAAAGTATTCAAGACGAATATCAACTAGAAACTGAACCTAAATCAGTACAAATTGGAGTTCGATTTGAAGCACCACAAAAACATTTTCAGAAACTAATCGACATTAGTTATGATTTTAAATTGTATCGTAAGTTTGAAGATAAAGGTGTTTCATTACGTTCGTTTTGTACTAATAATAATGCCGCTTATGTTGCTGTAGAAGACACTTACGGTAATCATTCCTATAATGGTCATGCTAAAAAAGATGAACGTTATAGAAACAATATGACTAACTTTGGTATTATTATGGAAATTAATAACATTGGAGATCCATTCGCTTGGTCACGTAAAGTAGTAAATGAATTACAATATGCAGGAACAGGTTTATATTATAGTCCATCTCGTAAACCATCAACAACATCAGAGGGTGAAAGGGTCAGTTCAGTTCAAATTGATACTTTAGATATTGTAAGACAGGGAATGGGTGAGTATTGGGATTATATTGAAGACTTTATTGAAGATATGAAAAAAGTATTTCCAACATTACAAGATGATTGGGGTGTTTATGTTCCTGAAGTAAAATATCTTTCACCTGAACCGCTTGTTTATCATAGTGATTTAGCTTTAGTTGAATACCAGAATGTTCACTTTGTAGGAGATGCTTTATCAGCTCGTGGTATTACAGTATCAGGTGCTCAAGGTATTTTAGCTGTATCTAAATTAATTAATAAAGGATGCGAATGGGATAATTTGCATGGTGATATTATTAGCTGGAAATAATGTTTGGCTTTTTATAAAAAATATGTTATATTAATAGTATGAGTGATAAAAATAAATTTCAACCAAGTAAAAAATTAGTAAAAGCTGATGGTACTATTGCTTGGGTTTGGGAAGGGAAATTGCACAATATGGAAGAAGCAGCTTTAATCCATCCAAATGGTAAAAAAGAATATCATATTCATGGTATTCAATATAGTCATGATGATTGGAAAGAAAGAAGACGTAATCGTGAAGGTCTTCCATGGTACAAAACAGCAATGGGGCAAGCAGGTCAAAATAGAAACTAATATGAAGATAGGACTTTGTGGAACAATGAGTGTAGGTAAAACTACATTGGTAAATGCTTTAAAAGAATTACCTGAATTTGCAGATTATAATTTTGCTACTGAACGTTCAAAATATTTACGTGACTTAGGTATCCCATTGAATACTGATTCAACATTAAAAGGTCAATTTATATTTTTAGCTGAACGTTGTGCTGAACTAATGTATGATGATATTATTACAGATCGTACTGTAATTGATGTTATGGCGTTTACTAAAGCAGCTAAATCAATTGATTATTATGAGGCTGAAGCATTTTGTGATGCTGCTTATAAATTAGTTGAAGAATATGATTATATTTTTTATGTGTCTCCTGTTGGTGTTGAAATGGAAGACAATGGAGTTAGAACTACTGATTTGAAATATAGAGAAACTATTGATAGTATTAT